AGTTTACTTAGAGCACGACTCTTACCGCCTGGATAGCGGAGTGGTGTCTTCAGGGATTTCATAGTCTGGGGCATGGTATTTAAGGTATTCCCAAAAGGTTAACTTCATTTCTTTGTGCGTCATACCACAATGGGCAGCAGCAGTAGGTAGATTCATTGTAGCACGAAACAATGCTTCATTTGCTTCTTCTACGTTTTCTGGTGTTGTTTTGACTCTGGATGTATTCCCATTGTCGTTTAGGTTCGTCTTTAAGACGCTCATGCATTTCCTCCAATTGTAATGTTTTGGCATCCTTTTCGAGGAATTTTAGTAGACTCATTTATCTACCACCCTAACTTCAATAGGGTTCTCAAGGATGTCAGCAAGTCTAGTATATGCGACTGCTGTATATACCTGTGGAACAATGAACGCAACCATAGCTACGATCCAGAACAGGTAATAATAGTTTTCTTTATTTTGTGTTCGTTTCATTTCTCATCAGGAAATAGCAATAATAATTACAATAACGGAGAGAGCAATACTTAAGTAGATCATCATTTAAACTCACAACTCATCATAATTTCAGTTAGACATGCCAAAAGATTGATCTCTTGATCAGGAACAATAGGAATACTGTTCATGTATTTGGCAATGACTAGAACTGCTTCAGGAATAGAAGCAGGTTTCAATACACCATAGAGACTGTCATACACTTTACGCATGACCATAGTAGGATCATTGTCCATGTTCTGGACGACCCAGTTCTTGACGTTAGTAAACTCCTTCTTCTTGAGAGAACTCAAAAGAGTGTCAAGATTAACATCAGCGACATCCACGAGAATAGCAGAAGTAATACTTCCAGTAGCGGAATACCTCTGGCACTCATTAATAAGGCGACGCCAATCGGGATAATAACGTTTAGTAAGTTTAGCGAGAACTTTATCTTCATACTTGACCTGCTCATGATCGAGGATAGTTTTCAAGCGAGTGAAGAACTGACCCTGCAATCCTACTGCTTGCTCAGGTTTGATCCTGAAATCAACAACCGTACAACGTGAGTGCAGCGGTTCAATGATCTTGTTGATGAAGTTGCAGGTGAAGATAAAACGACAGTTGCCATGGAACTCCTCCACAGCGGTCCTGAGAGACAGTTGAACGTCGTTAGTGGTGTTGTCTGCCTCGTCGATAATGACGACCTTGTGGGAGGCACCAGAGGTCAGAGAGACCGTGGTAGCAAACTGACGTACACGATTGCGTACAGTATCAAGGAAACGACCTTCGTCAGATCCATTGATCACGATGTAAGAGGCACCGATCTCCTCACACAATGCTTTAGCTATAGTAGTCTTGCCCACACCTGCAGTGCCACTCAGCAGCAGGTTAGGCAGTTCACCTTGATTGACAAAACCCTGAAAAACATTCTTGATGCTGTCAGGGAGGATACAATCTTCAACAATGTTTGGGCGGTATTTCTCCACCCACAAAAATTCTTTACTCATTCAAGGGGTCTGGTAAATGATTTAGATATGATGTCATCAGCATTGAACATCATCTGCATGTATTCTACACCCTTCTTGGGTTTAGTATGCTCACCGCATGTGAAGATATCACATACTGCCATGCCTTTCTCTGGCCACGTATGAATGCTGATGTGGGACTCAGCAAGCATGGCAACACAAGTTACACCCTGAGGATCAAACCTGTGCGAATGAAGTGCCAGCAATGATGAATGACACTTTCTAGATGTAGAGTAAACTACATCTCTAATATACTCCTCATCGTTTAGGAGATCTTTTGTACAACCTTTCAACGTGAAAAGGATATGCTTCACTTAGGTTCCAGTGCGATGTAGTAAGTCAGATCGACATCAGTGTTGGTCCACTCAGAAATCAAATGCTGAGAGACTTTGACACTGTAGTCACCAGGAAGAACACGAATGTTCTCAATCTTAAGATCAAGAGAATAGGTGCCAGTAGAACAACCTGCCACCGTGAGATCATAAGTGTTGCTGGTATCATTTTCTTTGTCCCTAAGGATTAGCTTAATGGTATCAGATCCTTCCTCAGATTGGAAGGTCAAGTCAGGAAGACTGTACACAGCAGATGCTTTCTGCAATGCAATCAAATCATCACCACTGAGGTTGAACTGAATATCAGCACCAGGGAAGTTTACATTTTTTTCTGGTGCAGACTTGAGCGTAATCTCAGGGTCAGAGAAATAATACTTAGCAGACTGCCTGCCGCCCCTGATGCTAACAAAATCAGAAGAGGTGAACTCGAGCTGAGGGTCATTAAACAGAGAGATCCCGCTAAGAAACTGACTGAGATCATAAATTGCGAAGTCAGAAGGAAATACTTCTTCGCCAGTAAACTTTGCGAGGATGTTCTCGGCATTTGAAATTGTTCGGACTGTAGACCCCTGGCGGAATACGATGGAGGAATTAATCGTGCTGAAGTTCTTAAGGACATCGAGAGTCTTTTTTGATAGGATAACTTTGCTCATTGAGGATAGGTTTCAGTGTGGTTAGTCTTGTCAGAGAAGTGAAGAAGGAGGAGACCGTAGTGCAGGATCTTGATAATGTCCCGACGTGCAGTTCCTTTCTTGTCGTAGCGAGAAGCATACTTGAGGATGTTGCTTCGGCAGAATGCTTCAGCGTCACCACATGCTTCAATCAAGTCTAACGTTTGAATAGCATCGTTGCCAGCAGAGTAGTGTTGTCCATAGGTTCCAGTAATGTAATCACGTAGCTCTTGGAGTAGAGCATCTTCATTATATTTAAAACTCATCGTTCCCAAATATATTCAATATTATCATGGTAGCATTTAAAGACGCTGCCGTCAATCCCCTGCATATAAAGTTCAAGACCATCGCCACCAACGATCTTAGCAGTGCGGCACTGGGTGCCCCGTAGAACTACGAGACGACCCAGATATCCGTGAAATTTCTCAAGCGTTTGCATCTTCTTCCTCCTCAGTGTTTACGTCAGCATCAATCTTATCATACAATTCGATGAATGACTGCTTGGTCTCATCATCGAAACGGTTCACACAAACTTTGATTGCTTTCATGCGATCGTTCCAGATAGCATATGCTCTCATGATGTGAACCAAACGACGAGTAGAGATCACCTCATCGATACCACCATCCTTGAAAGTTTTACGGATGATGTCTGCCCAGTTAGCAAGGTTGGTGCAGAACTCTTCATCATGCTTTCCAACAGAGGCAGCGACACGCAGAAGAATCTTAGTCTCGGTAGCAGGAGTAGGATACTCTTGCTCAAAGGTCAGAGCGAAACGCTCAAGGAATGCTTCGTTCAAAACATTGGTGCCAATGAAGCGACCGTCATCAGAACCCTTGCCCTTGGTGTTGGCAGTAGCGATGACATTGAAACCTTTAGCAGGTTCAACATAACGACCAGTCTTCTTGAGATAAACTCCCTTACCTTCAAGGATAGACTGAAGACACAAGATCTTGTTAGAGGCAAGGTCAACTTCGTCTAGAAGAAGAATTGCTCCCCTCTCCAGAGCGTTGATGACTGGACCATTATGCCAAACAGTTTCACCGTTAACCAAACGGAAACCACCAATAAGATCATCCTCGTCAGTTTCAATGGTAATGTTCACACGGATTAGTTCCCTATTTAGAGCAGCACATGCTTGCTCAACAGAGAAAGTCTTACCGTTACCAGAGAGACCAGTGATGAAAGTAGGATAGAAGATACCAGACTGAATGATTTTCTTCACATCAGTGAAGTTACCAAAAGGAACATAGTTGTCATCCTTGCTGGGTACAAGATTTTGCTCAACAGCAGGAGCAGCAGCAGGTGCCTGATAAGTCTTTTCAAGTTTCTCCTGAACAGTCAGGTTCCACTTGCCGATACCTTGCTTGTAATCTTTAAGACGTTTCTTGACAGTAGCGAGAGAGCAGTTGAAGTGCTCAGATGCTTCAAACAGTTGCTTAGTGTTTACCTCGGTGCCATGGGCATCGGTAAGGTAAGAAACAAGATCGTCAGTTGAAACGGGAACGGGAGCGAAAGGCATTGGTCTTTTGTGTTGTATGAATATAGTATAAAGTGTGGTGGGGTCAATGGCGACCCCTAGTGTACCAGTTTGTCAACTGACATACCCGATGAAAGAACTGAGGAGTTTTTTGTTATTGGATTTGTTGCTGAGCATCTTCTTAAATGCACGAGAGATATCTCCCTTCTTAGCACCAGACTCAACATTGAATTCAGTAGATTCGTTTAGAGCATTGTTAGAGATAGCATAGAGAGCACTGTATGCAATAGGGTTAGGGATGATTGCAGACTTCTCTTTCTTCCATTGCTTTTGGACAGCGTGGTAGTTCTCATACACTGCATAGCGACCAACAAAAGAAGCAAGTTGATTTCCTGCAAGGATACGGAAACCAATTACATTCACACCAGGGTTACGATCACGAACTTGCTGAATGAAAGTGTTGGTGATGTTGTCATAATCAAACGCTTTATAAGTGATGCCAGTCTCACGATCACGAAGAACCTGATAGTAGTCAAGTCTACGAGGACGAACAGCATACTCATCTTTGTGATCAAGATAGATCTCATGACCATAACCGATAGCACAACCTTCACCATCGGACAAGATGCAAACGTTTACTTTCTGCAAGTCATTTTGCTTCTTGAACTCAGGAATCATGTAATTAAGAAGAATGATGGACTCATTGAGAGGAGTGCCAGAAAGTTGCAGACCAATAGTTGATTGGTATCCAGTGTAATTACGATACACTGATGCTTCACGCCAGAGGTTCTTACACATACGCTCATAGTCACGAGCATTAGAACGAGAAGAAATAAAGTTGATGAGATAAAAATACTCATCGATGTGTACAGTATTCTTCTTTACATCTTTTCCAAACTCACGCTCATTGAAGTCATCTGGATTCATAACACGTTGAGCAACGACCCACTCATTAGTAAATGCATAAACCTCGAACGGAATCTGAACTTTTTTACAGAACGCAGTAAGATTAAGAAGTTGTTTTACTGTTGGCAACAACTCATTTGCCATAGAACCAGACCAATCAAGAATAAAAATCAAACCATGATTCTTGCCATCAGGAACAATAGTTACTTTTTTGAAAAGATCTTCGTTGTACTTATAAGTGTGTAACTTAGAAGTATCAAGGACACCAGTCTTAGATTGACCAGCACGAGCGTAAGCGTCAGCAGACTTACGGCACTCAAACTCTTTAACAAGATAATTTACCTCCTTCTGAGATTGCTTACGAAACTCAAGATACTTAGAATCGACTTCTTCATACTTTTCTGCTTCATATGCTTGACTGTCAATCCAATCGTGGAGAGTAGTCCAGTCAACCACATGCTTATCTAGGTCAATTTTGTTAGGAATCTCAACATAAATTGGGTTATTCACATGACGAGAAGAAAGATTCTCAGATGCATTGTCAAAGGCACGTTGAGTCTCAGAGGTATCACCACCTTCAAAACCTCCTTCATCATCCATGAGATTGCCATCTTCGTCATACCAGTCGTCACGAACATCCTCTAAGTCTGCGCCTGAAGAAGATGCACCACCTTGAGTGTTTGGTTGATCTTCATCGCTAGATTCTGCTTGTGCTTCAGTTTGCTGCTCAGATTCTTCGCCATCGGTGCTTTCAATTTCAGACTCAGGTGATTGAGGAGCAGGAATATCCATTACTTTTTCTTGCTTGCTGAACTCATGCACGTCAACAGCAATCTGCAGAACTTCTTCAAAAGTTTCTGCAAGATCAGTGCGAGCAACAAACACTTGCTCCTCGATAGAGAAAGGAATCAATGCACTAGCACCAATTTTAAAGTGCAGATTAATACGATCGATCAGACTGAAAGAATCAATGTCTTCATTAGCAACAGAGAAAAAGTCACGATCGTTGAGTTCTTGGTAACCACCAGCAAAAGACTTGCGAAGTCCAGGATACTTACGCTTCATCAACTTCTCGATGCGAGCATCCTCGATAACATTCACGAAGTCCTTAGGGCAGTCTGCGATATCACGCCAGTCTTCGTTAGGTGTAAACAAAGCATGTCCAACTTCATGACCGACAAGCATGTCGAACACGATATCAGATGCTTTGTCCCACATAGGGAGAGTCAGTACACGACGGTCAACATCAAAAGATGCCGTAGGAACCTTGCGGTGCTCTACAATCAGGTTCTCAGTAGCGAGAAGGCGGGCAAGGTTTCCTTTGATTTCTTTGGTTGACATGTGTCTCTGTTGTTGATGTATACATCATAACAAAGAAATTACTTAGCCAACCAGTCCATGTGTCACTTCGTTAACTGTCTCACTGATGACGGAGTAGTTCTTGACCTTCTCCACAGAGATGGTTCTGTCGAACTTATCCTCTAAACCTTGCTTATGACTGATGACAAACACTTTTGTACTGTCGTCAAAGTTCCTGAGGATCCATCCTAGATCAGATGTACCAGACTGGTCAAGAGATCCATCAAAGATCTCGTCCAAGATCAAGAGGTTAGTATCCACAGAATTCTTGAGCTTAGCAATAGAACGCCAAGTAAGCAGCAAAGCGATATCAATACGAGCTTTCTCTCCT